GGCGGGTAGCCCTGCTGCGGCTGCTGGCCGGGGTACTGCGGCTGTCCTGGATACGTCATGATCTTCTCCCTGTTGCCTACTGGCTGACTGCGATGGCTTGTTCCACCATCGTCTCTACTGTCCACCCGGGCACCCTGCCGGGGTGTCCGATGATCATGTCCGGGGGCAGTCTGCCCCACAGCCGGTCACCGGTTTCGTACGTCGTGCTCGGCCCCGTGAACAGGTGGTGCATCGGGGTGCCGTCCGGGTGTGCGCCCTGCACGTACATCGTGCCCATCAGGTCGAACTGGTAGGGCACCAGGTTGGCGCTCTGGCCCTGGAGGTAGGGCCGCATCTTGCGGGTGTTGCGGTCAAAGTGCGTCGGGAAGATGTAGACCACCGACCAGACCGGGTTGGTGGGGTGCACCAGCATGTCCTTGAAGCCCACGATGGACTGGAGGATGTCCCGCAGAAGCTGGCCCCAGTCGTCCCAATCCATCTTGCGACGGCCAGCCATGCTCATCATCGCCCGGTGAGCCACCGCGGGCACCGAGTCCACGCTGATCGAGTTGAACGGGTGACGGCCGCTGGCCAGCACCTGCTGGATGGCGAACAAGGTGTCGATGCTCTGCACCGGGATGTCGCAGATCTCCCAGTCCTCCGGCCCGTTCCACTGCGGCACGGTCTGCCGGGTGGGGTCCCAGGTGATCTGCCGCCCTGGCACCCACTTCCCGGCAAGCTCGCTGTCCACCAGCGCGCACGGCCGGGGGCCGGAGACGCCGAGCGAGGACTTGCCCATCTTGGGGTCGGCGTGGACGCCGATCGACAAGCCCTGAGCGGACCTGCCAGCCTGGCCGTTGACCAGCCCCGGGGGGACGGTCTGATACGGCTGGATGGTCACTGTCTGCCTCCCGCTGTCATCTGTCCTGACCTCACGTCTGATGCCTGTACTTACAGGCTACCCTGCGGCGCTGACAAGCGCAGCAATCGACTGGCGGCTGTACCTCTCGTAGGGGTCCCCCTGAACATACGCGCCGCTGCCGACAAAATGCTCCACCCAGGCGGAGCCGTCGTCCATCATGCCGCACGCGCCCTTGGCCAGGGGGCAGGACCAGGAGCAGTCGTGGCTGATCCACACCGGCCCGAGCATGGACTTCTGGAGGAAGTCGATCTCGGCCAGGTTGCCGCCGCGGGCGTAGCAGTCGTCCAGGGCCGCCCTGGCGGCCAGGATCTTGGCCACCGTGGCCTGCACCTTGATCAGCGTGCTCGCCATGATCTCGGGCGTGTGGCTGAACGGGTCCCACTGGTAGAACGGCGGCTTGGCCTGGCGCGAGCGCTTCACCTTGCGAAGCTGCGCGACGTTGCCGCCGAGCACCAGCGGGGGCATCCCCGCCGTGTCGGGCAGACCGCGGCCGGGCTGCGGCGGCGGGTAGCCCGCGGCCAGCCACTGCACCAGCGAGTAGAACCGCATCTGCGGGTCCTGGCGCAGCAGGACCAGCGGCTGGAGCACGTCCCGCGTTTTCCAGTCCAGGAACGCATACAGCCCGGTGTCGGTCCACTGGCCGATCTGGTCCAGCTTGGCGCGCAGGTCGATGCCGTCGAATCCGGGCAGCGGCACGCGCACCTCGGCCTCGGCGGCCACGTAGCGGAACTTGCTGCTGTGGCCCTCGGCGTCCATCCACTCCAGCAGGCCCTCGACCATGATCTTGGACATTTCCAGGTCGGCGTTCAGTTCCCTGGCCAGGTCCGGGTGATTGGCGACCTCGGCCCCGTAGAGAATGTCCAGGACCGTGCCCGGGTCTAGGCCGTAGCCGAACTTGGCTTCCAGGGCGAGGTGCACCCGGGTGCCCAGGTTGGCCGCGCCCAGCGGGCTCGGATTCGCGGGCAGGAAGCCCCAGTAATACTCGGTCAGCCACCTGCGCGGGCAGCGGAGGAATAGCTGGATCTCGGAATTGCTGAACCCGAGCCTGCCATTGTTAAGCGTGGGTGAGTTGGTCTGTCCCATTGTCTCCGTCCTCTACTATTTCGTCTGGCTGGACGTCCATCATCCAGCGGAGCATGGCGGCGTCCCGCACCACCTGCTCGTGCTGTTCTTCCTTGGAAAGGCCGAGCGTGAATAGCCGGATGTCCACCGTGCCCGGGGTGAGCGAGTAGACCTGGCGGCACGTCCCGGCCCGGCCGAACCGGTCACAGCGGCCGGTCATCTGCTCGCGGCCGGTGAAGCTCGGGTCGGGCTGCATCCAGAAGATCCCCTCGGCCGCCTGGAGGTCGATCGACTCGCCGCCCGCCGAGGTGCAGAAGATCACCCGGTGATCACCGCGCTGGAAGGCCACCGCGGCGGCGTCCTTGGCGTCCGAGGTCATCCCGCCGACGATCTTGGTCCAGGTGATCTGCGCCTCGGTGAGCGCCTTGGCGGCGATCTCCACCAGTTGCGGGGTGGAGCAGGCCACCAGCCACTGGCCCGGCTCGGTGGCCAGGAACTCCAGCAGGTCGGCCACCTTCTGGCTCGGGCTGCACAGCCGCACGTTGCCCTCGGCGGTGAAGCCCGCGCTGTCCTCGGTGTCGTACGTCTCGATCATGGCGCTGGCAAGCTGGCACAGCCGGGTGAACTTGACGATGGCCGTGGCCGCCACCAGGTCGGCGTTCGCCAGTTCCGCGATGCCCGCCCGTGCGATCGAGTGATAGGCGCTGGCCTGCCGGGCGGTCATGTCCGGGTAGCGGAACTCCACGTCGGCCAGGCCCGGCTGGCCTGCGCGGGCGATCTGGTGGTGGATGCGCCGGAAGTAGGGCTCGGTGGCCCAATGGAACAACTGCTCGTGCTCGGGCCGCAGGCCCAGGATCACCTTGCCGCGGTCCAGGAAGGCGAACTCCTGCCGGGCGTACAGGTCCAGGTAGCGCGAGCGCACCGGCCAGGCGGCGGGGTCCAGCCCGTACAGCACCGGCCACAGGCTGCCGACGTCATTGGTGGTCAGCGTGCCGGTGGTCGGCCAGCAGTTCTCGGTGTGCTGCATCAGCCACTGCGTGGCCCTGGTCTGCTTGGACCCTTCGTCGGCCATCCGGTGGCACTCATCGGGGATGACGGTCTGCCACCTGATCATGTTCAGCGCCTTGAGGCAGACTTCGCACTGCGCGGTGGTCTTGCCGGTGCTGCCGCCGTGGGTGTCGCATTTCACGAACGCCTTGCCCGGGTAGGAGGCCAGCCTGCTGTGATGGCGGACCACCTGCCAGACGATGATCGCCACGTCCGCCTCGCCGCGGGCCACCCGGTCGATCGCCTCGTTGCGTTTCTTGGCCGACCCGCTGATGATCACCACGCGAAGCTCGGGAGCCCACTCGGCCAGCTTGCGCGCCCAGGACCGCGGGGCGGAGTCCGGGCAGATGATCAGCGCCGGGCAGCCGTCGCCCGTGGCGTGCAGCAGTTGCAGCGCCCGGATCAGCGGCGGCGTCTTGCCGTTCCCGCGGCGGCCACCGGAGATCACCCGACGCCAGCGCAGCAGCCAGGCGGCGTCACCGCGCTGCACCGGGGTCAGTTGCGGGCCGCCCACCTTCTCCAGCGCCAGCAGCGGCTCCAGGTAGCCCGGCCCGGCGTCCAGCGCCTCGCGCATGGCGTAGCGCTGCTCGATCTCGGCTTGCTTGGCCGCCGCCCACTCGGCTAGCTCGGGCTCGATCCTGATGGGCTGGCGGGCGAAGATCGCCGTCAGGGCGATCCAGGCGGGCCAGGTGAGCGGGCAGCGCCACAGGCCGTCCGCGCTGACCGTCATGCCGGGTATTTTCTTGGTGATGTCGATCTCGGCCCGCGAGCAGCCGATGGCCAGTGTCAGCGGGTCCGAGCCAGGCTCCACATCTGCCCAGGCGGTAGTTGTCATGATCATTCCCGCGGTCCTCCCTTGCACGTGCAGTTGTGCGGCCGGTAGCGGCAGCCGGGGCACCCGTCCGGCTGGCACCGGGGGCAGCCGACAGGCAGGGGGACATCTGTGACCCTACGGCCGTTCAGCCGGGGGCTGCCGGGGCAGCCGCAGTTGCCGACCAGGTAGCCGCACTCATCACAGCGCGGCTCGGAGCCGTTCACGTAACTGA